AAATATCTGCGTTCTTATTTTGAACAGAGAGGTCACTATGAGTATAAGAAAGTATGGATAACTGAGGACAATGGTGAGAAGAAACAGATAGATACTATTGATAGATATATACCAGATGATAAGGATTTATTTACTATCATCATCATTGATAATGTGAACTTGCTAAGAAGTGAAAAGAAGGCTACCTTATATGAAACTATTGAGAAGTTCTCATCAGAGTATATGATTAGAGTAAGAAATCTATGGGGTGGTATACCTGTTATTGTACAGCAGCAAGCTCTGACTAAAGAGTCTAATGAATCTATCAAAATGGATAGACTTGAACCATCAGCAGATGGTCTTGCTGACTATAAAGCCACTTCAAAAGATGTTGACATTATGCTTACTCTATACTCTCCATTCAGACATAAGATACGTAGATATCTGAACTATGATATTACCAGACTTAAAGATAGCTACAGAAGACTTGCTGTTGAATTTGACAGGAATGGAGAACCTTGCGAGACATCTCTATACTTTGATGGGGCAGTGAACTATTTTAAAGAACTTCCTCCAGCTGAACAAATGACTGATGAAGTTTATCAAAAGATTGAAAAGAGAATAGTAATAACCAAATAAATAGGAGGTAATATGGGTATTTCAGTTGGAATTTTGGGCATAAGTGGTACAGGAAAGAGTACCTGTCTGGCTGTAAATCCTGACGGCACTTATGCACCAAAGAAATTGCCTGATGGTCAATGGGACATGTCAGAATATAAAGGCATGGACCCTGAGACAACATTGTGGATAAACTGTGACAAGAAGCCACCCTCATTCCCAAGACCTATATTTCCTGTAGGTAAAAGTCAGATATTAACATCTGATTCAGATGTGGTACTGGCTATTCTTGAGAAAGTACATAAGGGTGAGAAAATCAAATCTGTGGTGATTGACACTGTAAATGCTATCATGAATGACAAGGAAATGCTTGAGTTCAAAAAAGCCACTTATGATAAGTGGATGGACCTGGCAAGAGATATATATACTCTCATAAGCTTTGTCAATCATGAGATGCGCCCTGATGTAATTGTATATTTTGTAGGACATGTAACTTTATACACTGACGTTGATGGTAATGAGTCTAAATGCTTGTTGACAAATGGAAGAAAGCTTGAAAGAATTAAGCTGGAAAGTAAGATGACTAATGTTCTTTTCACTGCAGTAGATAGAGGTAGTGATGGAGAACATAAGTATTACTTTGAAACTCAGGCTAACAGGTCAACAGGTAAGACTGCTCTCTTAATGTTTAATGACTTTAGAATACCTAATAGTTTAGCTCTGGTAGATAAGACCATGCGTGAATATTATAATATTAGATAACACATAAATTAAAACAACTATGAACGAAAAAAAACAAATCAAAGTGTCTGAAATTATCAGACTCATTCGTGAAGAAGGCTATACCAGGAAAGAAGTAGCTAAGACATTAGGACTTAGCGCATCAGATATGGCTGCTTTGAAAAGGTCTGGAGTTCTTAAGGGCGTATTTCCAAGCAAGAGAAATGCTGAATTTGTATTTGATGTACCAAATCCAGAAGAATCTACTTCAACTGTTAATGTAGAAAGTCCTTATAAAAGTACGTCTGACATTTATAACGCTGATACTGAAAATGATAAATAAATTAAATGTTAAATCACTAAAATAAATTACTATGTACGGTTTTGATGATAAAACAAGCGAAGGTAAAAGTTTCATTAAGGTAACTCCCAAGACAGCTATTAGTACAGGCAGGTTTATCAAAGACATACGCTTTGTGCCTGCTAAAGATGGAGCTAATGCTTATCTTGAGATTGAAGTAAGAGATGTTAATAATGCTACAGCATCACGTAGGTACTATGAACCTAAGATTGATGAGAGGATTAAAGATGAGAAAGCTCTTGAAGCAGCTCAAAAGAAGATTAATGCTGTTGCTAAAAATCTTACTACCAAATTCCTTGGTGAAGATTATAAGATTACAGGCGTTAAGACCTTTGAAGAGTTTTGTAATAAGATTATCACTGACATCAAGAAGACTCCTGGCTGGGATAAGAAAGAGCTCAGGATTAAAGTCGTGCTCAATGCAAATGGTTATCCTACCTTACCATCTTATTCACCCATCTTTGAACTTGCAACAGTGCCTCTTGAGCAGTCTATCCTGGCAATTAATCCCAGGTTTGATGTTGTAGAAGGAGCAGAACCTGATGAAGACACTAAACCTGACATCTCTAAAGAGGAACTTGATAGTGCTGCATTCTAAAATCTGAGTAATATGAAGTGGGGTTTCAATGGAGAGCTCACCTATGAACAGGTTCTTTTGCACATTAGTGAATATGATATATTCACTAAGTACTGTGAATCCTTTAAACAGCCAGGCAAAAAGTTTCATAGTGAGTTTAGAGAAGATAAGAACCCCAGCTGTGTTATATCAGATATTGATGGAAGACCTTTATATAAGGACTTTGGTACAGGAGAATCCTTCAGAGCTATTGGCTATGTGATGGCTAAGTTTAACCTTACATATAGCCAGGCTCTGGAGAAGATTAATGAAGACTTCTCCCTGGGATTAATACATAGCTTTCCTGAGTATTCAAAGAGAGTTATAAATCCCAGCGTATATCTTAATGGTAATGGGTCTGGTAGTATTAAGTATAGAAATACTACAGTCATACAGATAAAGAGTAGGGAATTTAATAAGGATGACTATGACTATTGGTATGGAAATTACAGAATACCTATCAATACACTAAAGTTATTTGGTGTTAAACCTATTACTCACTTCTGGATAAATGGCAAGATGTATAGAGCTGATAAGCTTGCTTACAGCTATGAATACTACTGGGATGAGGATATATTCAGAAGAAAGATATATCAGCCAAAGTCTGAATATAAATGGTTCAGTAATGGGGGAGATGTAGTACAGGGTGAAGGAGTACTTCCTAAATCAGGTGACTTGCTGATTGTGACTAAATCTCTCAAAGATGTGATGTGCCTTTATGAATTTGGATATGTGGCTATTGCCACGGTGAGTGAAACTACATGGCTACCTGAGAAGTATATGCATAAGCAAATGCAAAGATTCAAAAGATTGCTAATCTTCTGGGATAATGATACAACAGGACTTGAGAATGCAAAGAAGTTTAGCAATATGTATAGTATACCATACATTGCATTGCCTATAGCATTGGAACTTAAGGATATATCTGACTGCATTAAGGGAATGGGATTTAACTTTGCTAAGAATATAGTCAATCATTTAATAAATCAAGTATATGAATGATATATTATTCTCATGTTTTATCCCTGGAAGTGTTCCATCAGGTAAGAATAGCAGGATAATATCCAAGAACAGGAGAGCATCTAGTTTTCCATCCAAAGCTTTAGCTACTTATCTGAAGGCTACAAAGCACTTATGGGATGATGAAAGTCTTATTGCACACTTCAGAAAGATAGTAGTCTCTCTGGAGAAACCTATTGTAATTAGAATACATTTCGTAAGAAAGACAAAACAAAAGTATGACTGGGTAAATATGGTACAGACTGTACAAGACCTTATAGTAAGGAATGGGTGGATAGAGGATGATAATGTAGAGGAGATGCTACCCATGCCTTATGAAATAAATGGTATGTATAATACTATATCAAAAGAAGACCCGGGAGTATACATTGCAATTTTGTTAAAAGATAATATTGTAAAACCAAAAACAAACAAACTATGGTAACAGTAAAACTGGTCAACACGACCAACTTAAGCACACAGATTGTACAGACTGAAGCAGCTACTCTTGCAGGATTTCTTAATCAGCTGAAAGAAAATGATATTCTGGATGATGAACTGGCTAGTAAGGTCACGTTCTTTCTGAAGGATTCTCATGGTATTAGAGAACTTGGTCCGTCAAGTCCTCTTAGCAATGAAGCTGAGATTAAAATCTACATGAGTCCAAAGAAAGTTGATTCGGGGGTTAAATAGTTTCTGTGAGTTGAAGGGGGTATAGAAATATACCCCCTTTTCTTATCTAACCTTAAATTCATTAACAATGGAACAGACAAACAATACTCCTCAACCTGGGTTACTTACTAAGGGTGAAATGGTAGATAGAATAGTAGATATACTTACTGACATGATACGGAAAGTATTTTACGATATTTTTGGTGAGGAAAGAGTTGACATCCGTGCTTATAAAGATTCTAGTTCTATAGGAGTTGTAGTATATTTTCCTTCTGTTGAAATGATAGATGTTGAAACTACTGCTACCTACACACTACATGATGTGTTTGTAACTATACATATACCTTTTGTATTTCTTTACTCAAGCTCCTTAAAAGATGTTGCTGCATTTGTCGTACGTGATATTACAATAAACATAAACAGGTCCAGATTTAAGTACTACGAGGTGGGTGATGGTACTTTGTTTATACATCCTCATGTATCTGCTACTAGACGTAATGCAGGTCTTATGTGTCAGGGAACTGTGGTTAGAAACATACTGAGAAAATTCTATGAGTGGCTGTATATACCGCATGAGAAAGAAATGTTTAATGCTACAATAGAAAATACATTAGTAGGCTCGCTGCAGTCAAAGATTGAAGGTCTTGCTGTCAACTTATATCCAATAATAAGGACACAAAATACTGTTGGAGTGTATAAGCTTTACTCACAATTTGTTACGGAATCTCTTAGTAAGTTCATGCAAACATATAGTGCTAAGCCTATACAAAAAGAGCGCATATTCGAACTGTCTATACCAGGTGTTGGAGATTACTATCATGTTGTTGGCAAGTTAGAAGATACTTATACAGGTAAGCAGTTAAATAAGATAATATCTGAATTGTCACCTGATGAGATAAGAAGTATACAGAAGAAGTGTATTTATACAATAGAGTTACTATCAGAAACCACCATAGAGTTTAAAGGTACTACTGTAGATGTAACCATAGATATGGAAGCACCAGAAGATGCTATGTTCAATATTATAAATACTAAACCTGTGATGGCAGAATTTGACCAAATAGCTTCGTGTATAAACATTTCAGCAGGAGATATATCAGTACCAGTAAGTTACGTAAACAGTCAGTACTATGAAAAAACAAAAGAAAAAAACGGCTACTATGAACACAAAAAAGTACGCAGGGTACGAAGCAAAAGTAGAAGCTAAGTATCAGGGTGAAAACTTATTCACTAAAGAGCTTGAACATATTAGAGCAAAGCTCTTTATACCAAGTGATATTGTAAGTAAGATACAACTTATGTGCCTTACTAACTATAACATTGAGTGGCAAGGACTATTATTCTACAAGTCAGAAGTATCTTCACCAGCTAAGAACAAGGTAGAAATTCTTATGACTGCTGTTGAGCTCATCCCTATTGCTACAGGCACAGGAGCAGCTGTATCTGCAACACTGGAAAAAGAGCTTATTGAACTGTACGATAAATACGAGCACTTGCAAGAGTGTAAGTATGGATTGATACATTCTCATAACACCATGGCTGTATTCTTCAGTACTACAGATATAACTGAACTTATTAATAATGTTGATGTGTATGAAACATACCTGTCTGTCATTGTAAACAATAATCTTGATGTAGTAGCTAAGATAGCCATTCCAGTTAAAGAGAATATAGTGATAAGAAAAACAGGTTATGCTGAGTGTAAGAATCCTATCACAGGAGAATCACTGAGAAAAACTATTGCTACAGAAGAATCTACTGAGGAAACAATAGGAATAGAAACATTTGATGTTAATGTAGAGATGGAAGAACCTGAAGAAAGTGCTTTCACAGAAGCTCTCTCTGTCATGGCTACAATGAAGAGCAGCCCTAAGTATCCTTCTTATAATACAGGTTATGACCCTACTCATCATTGGCAGCCTAAGCCAGTGAAAGAGTATACTACAAAAGGCTCAAAGATAAACAAAACAACAGGCCTTACCTATGAAGATTCTGTATGGAAAGACTTATATGGACGAGGGTTTGACTACTAAACTATTTTAATATGGAACAACAGCATACATTTAGATTTAGCGCTGCGCCTTGGGCAAAGTCATCTCAGGATGAATTAAGTGCAGCTATAGTAGGCGTTGGTAGCATAGGCTCATGGACAGCTCTCTTTCTTGCAAGAACAGGTATATTCCACGAAATAATGCTTGTGGACTTTGACTATGTATCACCTTTGAATCTGGCAGGGCAGCTATATTCAATAAGAGATGTGGGAAGTCTCAAGGTAAATGCAATAGGTAGAGCTATTGCACTATATGCTCCTTCAAATATACTTGTAGAATCACGTGCCAGCTGGATTGAGCGTGACTACAATGTAAATGGCCATAATATAGTCATTGCAGCTACAGATAGTATCACATCCAGGAAAACTTTGTA